TCAGCCAAGTATCAACAAAGGACTCCCCATAATTGTTATCCGATGCAAACGCAGCATATGTATTACTTGACATAGCCGTTGCATAGTTAAATTGAGTAACTCCTGCGCTAATATCTGTAACACTTGACATATTGTAATTAGCTATAAGGTCATGTGTACTTCCTTGATTAACTCTAGCCCAAGCCTTAGCCATACGCTTATCTAACGCTGGAATAGCTGGAGGGTTAGTTGTGCTGCCGTCACTGTGCAGGAGGGTGTTTGCTTTGATTGTAGACATTATGCTTGGCCTCCTAAGATGTGAGCCATTACATAAACAGCATCGTAATACGAATCATTTTCTTTAATAGATTGAATATGGACAGCGTTTGTAGATATTGCATAAGTCCTATCAATAAATAAGTGAGCATACCCTGAGCCTGACTCTTCACACATACCAGAAACACTATAGTTTGCGTTACTTAGTGAAGTGGCGAAATTGATAGAGTAAGAGCCAGTACCATTATCAGTAATACTACTCACATTCTCAGAGCCACGAATAGATACAGTACTTGTGCCTTTAAAATTCACCCAAGCTGTCGGTATCAACTGCTGTGACTTCACTGTCGGTATGCCACCATCTACATTCATTAGGTCATTTGCTTTGACTGTACTCATAAGACCACCCACGTTGACCCAGAGGCCACTGTTACCACCTTACCTGCGTTTACAGTAATTGGGCCTGTGGTCTGACCATTCTCTGAACCAGTAAAAGTTATGTTTTCATCAATGACTTTTGCATTGGTGCGTATCACGCTGTTGGTTCCTAATGATGGGCCTCCACCAATTGCATTATCCAATGCACTAGCCAGCACATCACCGCCAGCATCCAGAAGAGTCGCCATGTTTCTTGCTCTGCTCATCCTGCAATCTCCGTAGCAACTATAGTGCTTTTAAATTTACCTGCATAATTAAGAACAACCGCATTTCCAATATGCAAAGCTATTTGAACCTTGTAGGTAATAGCAGATGTTGTTGATGGTGAGTCTATTTCTAAGAAATTAAATGGTAGGTAAGAAGTTCCAGCGGTTTGGGTAGTATAAAAAGCATGATTGGCTTGTGGAGTGTATAAAGCAGTTGACCCTCTAAGTATTCTAAAAGAACACCCATGATCTGAACCCGATGCAAAATGAACACTTTCAAAGTAAAACTCAACTTTAATTTTTGAAGATGTTGACGACGGAGTAATAGCAACACTCAAACCAGTATCAATAAAACTTGTTGTTGTAGTGTATAACTGAGCACTATCTGAGGCTGTCACAACTTGCAACACCGAACCCGTAGCTGCCCTAATATTATCAATGCCAGTAGCACCCGTTATAGTTGTAGTCATAATCTACTCCTATGGCTTTGGATTGGCTGCTTTCACGGCTGTACGCAAGGCTTGTAAGTCAGTCAACGTAGCTCCACCATCCATCAGTGCATGGATGCAATCTTGGATACTTGGGTAGGCTGCTTGGCGGTCACGAGCGTATGCTGCTGCGTCATACTGGCTTTGCAATTCAACAATCTTAGCTGCGATTGCTGTGTCTGTTGGTTGTGTTTGCTCGGTATCAAGCCATTCTAATTCATCTCCACGTAAGACCCATTGGGCTGCTGGAGTGAGTGCTTGTAGTGCTTCTGCTTTATCTATCATGATTTGTTATCCTTTGATTTCCATTAGTGTGATTGTTGCAGTAGGCTGTATAGAACTGTTCCCTATATAATTCCATCTTACATAGTTAGACGTACCTGAAATTAATAAATGCGCTTTATATGTTGTAGCAGACGTAGTGGAAGGAGCGTCCATATAAGGTATTAACCAAGTTATGGGAACCCAAGTTGAATTAACAGTGTACTGCCAATTAGCGGCAATATCTGTACTGCCTCTGACTAACTTAACGCCAGTATATTGGCAATTCATGACAATACCCGAAGATGCTACAGTAACCATTATTTTACTTGAGGTACTAATAGGGGTGATTGTGGCACTTAGACCTGTATCCGTCCAAGAACTAGAGGCAGAACTTACCCCTACATTCTGCACCCCTTGAACAACTTGCAACACTGAGCCACTGGGTACACTAGCACTTGTCATACCGCTTAACTGGTTTGTCAATGCAATCGTGCCACTGCCAGAGACAGTCTCAAGGACATCTGTTTTTAGTTTAGAAGTCATTGGGCTATCTCCATTATTGTCATGCGACCACCGCCAGCATGAGAAGTATTAACTGCGATTCCTAAGCCACTTCTTGCCATCACTTGTGGCTTATAAACTATTGCGGAAGTCGTGTTGGGTAAATCTGTATAATCTTTGACGTAGTTATCCATTACATGGGTATTTGTGGCATTGTTATGAATAGCAAGACCAAAGTTTCCATCATTTTCAGAGCCAGTAAGTATGGTTGACCCTCTTAACATTCTAAAATTAGCTGCTCTCCAACCTGTATCACCAGATGTAATGTAAACGTGAGATTTAAACATGACGTAAATAAGACTGTTTGCGTATTTTGGAGTGATAGTAATTGATTCCCCAAGGTCTACAAAACTGGTGCTGGAGGTACTTAAAGAAGTAGCTAACCTAGTAGTTAATAATTGTATTATTGACCCTGCTGGCATTTTAGTTGTGCCTTGTGAATGAAGGTCAAGTGTCTTACCTGCTGCAATCTTAATCACCTCACCCGTAGGTGCTGATAACTCTTTAAGCGTTAGCGTACTCATACGATACTCCAAGTGCCATTCAAAATTATTGTGTTCCCATCTGCAATCGTAATCGGCCCTGCTGACATACCATTGGTATTGGCTGGTATCGTGATGTTCTCACTGATGGTGTTCGCATTAGTTCTGATGATTGAGTTAGTGCCTAAACTTGGACCACCTTCTGCTGCTGAGATTGACTTGTATAAAGAATTACTCTGGGCTTGGGTGTAGTGGTTAGCAATTACAAAATCATTGAAGGTTAAGATAACTACTTCACTGCCTGTAGCAGCACCTGTTGTTAACACTAAGCTGTTTTGGTTAGTCGCTGTAAAGTCAGTCTCGTCTAATACAATGCCGTTTAAGGTAACAATAATATTAGACGCTATGTAAGCTAGGGTATTCCCGTTCGCATCAGCGCCAGTGAATGTGGTCTGGTTGTTTGTGGCTACAAACTTGTACTTTGCTAGTGCTGATTGTACTGATGAAAATCCATCAACATGACCTATGTAACTCATCTAATGCTCCTATGCGATCTCAAGAACGCTTGCGAACACTTCTAAGTCACCAGCAACCGATGCTGTGAGTCCAAGAATGTCACCCGCTTCCAGGTTAATCGGCTTATCGAGAACTAAAGTAGAGTCCGATGGTACTGGGACAGTCTTACAAATGTGTCGATAAGTTGTGCCACCGTCTATGGTAACTTCGACTGTGACGTCAGCATCGTTCACGCCGTCAATGTTCGAGATGTACAAAGCATGTATTACGGACTGAGTTGCCGCTGGTGCGGTGTACAGCGTAGTACGAGAAGTACCGATTGCCACGCCTGCATTCTTAAATGTATTCGCCATTGGTTAGCCTCCTAATGCGATTGCCATGGCTACCGAAGTACCAATGGGGTCGTATACTGTTGAAAGATTGTTAACTGAAGTCGTTGTTGCTCTATCACTGAGCAGATTTGTTATTAGTCCTGCAGTAATTCGCAGCTGTACGTGCGATCCAGCAGTCCACGACACAGCAGTTGTGCTTTCATGTCCTCGGACAACGGTGAACGTAGTACCCGACACTCCAGTACACTTCACAATTTCGTTAACACTGTTAAGCGGATCAGCAAGCGTCAAATACATTTCATCGCCTGCACTTATTGCTGGAAAAGAACTTGCGTTAGCCACAGATAGCGAAGTAGCCGATGACGTCAGAGCAGATGCCAGTGTAGATTTTGCGTCGTTAGCGTATTTAATAGTCATCGTATTCGCCTATTAAGAGATCGTTACAGTCCACGAAATCGTAATCGTGTCTGATGCACTTTTATTAACTACAGAGAAAACAGTTCGAGCCAACATCACATCGGCTGCACTGAATAAACCTGCTTCAGTTATTGCCCCTGTTCCATCGCCTGCCGCCCAAGTACATGCGTACGTCACCCCTGCCCCTGATAACGTGCCGCCTGATACAGTGAGTGCGTTAGTATCAATTGCTGTGCCTAATGCAGTGTCGCCAGCGGCAGCAGCAGTAGATCCTGAGCCAACACCCATTTTCGTAATTGGAGTCGATACTCCTGACAAGCAACCTGCCACAAGTCCTTTACCCGCAGTGACCACTAGGTTATGCGTATCTACAATAACCTCGTCGTTCTTTGTAATAGTTAACGCACCTTTTAGTGCGATTGTTTCGTTAAACATAATGCTCTCCTACCCGAAGGTCGACTGATTAAATAAGGGCCGATTGAAAATTTTACCCTCGCCTAAGTAATGTATGACTGTAGCGACATCTGGCGCACTGACTGTATCCGTTTGTACTTGCTCTAATTCAAGATTATGGGCATCGACCAACGATATTGTTTCTGCTTCTGGGTGAGTAAATGCAAAATCAGAAACATCATTAACAAAAGTGACGTTGTTATTTGTCTGGCTATGATGTTGTGCAATATCAAAAGCATCATCAATCGCCACGGCATCTGTAAATTGTCTAAGGTAAGTTACTTGCCTGGTTAATACGTCCGAAACGCTTATTGATTCGCTAGCAGCTTTATTGACGCTTAAAGCTGCAAGCTCCAATACACCAAAACCATCGTCAAGAGATTTCAATGTCGCCAAAGTTGCCGTGTCTAGAAAAGACGTTACATCATTGAGGACTCTGTTCTTAGTGGCTGAATCTGTAAAAATACCTGCAGCCACCATGTTTCTATAGACGCGTTGAGCTAACTCAGCTTTAACTACATCTGTTTGAAGCTGTGCGTCTTGGAGAACAATTTCAAGCCGTAGAGCCATTAGTAATCTCCACGCACCTTAAACTTCAGCTGATCAAAAACTGTCTGAATTCCGCCCCCGTCGTATGAAACTTCTACTTCCCCTGTAAACGTACCGGCCGTATCCAAAGCGCCCGAAGGCCATTGCATAAAGACTTTGCCATCCGTATACGGAGCATGCTTTGTCATGGTGATTGTAGATTTTAAAATAGCAGAACCCAGTGCTTTAAATTTTAAGCGCACTGTAGTGTTCGTGAGGTCAATGGGAGCCCAAGTTAATATATTGTCAGCGTCAAGGATTTGACCCGCAGCAGCAGTATTAGAATCACGCAATGTCAGATTTATCTCAGGCAGCGTGTCGCCTTTTACTAATTGGATCGTG